CTGGCCATGCCAGAACCTAGCAACCAGCCCCGATCAATTCTTTGCCATGGCGCCTGATGACTGGGCCGCCGCCGAGGATGCAGGCGAGATCATCGCGGTGGTGCATAGCCATCCCGTCACGCCACCTACGCCATCACCAGCAGATCGCGCCGCCTGCGAGGCCAACGGGTTGCCCTGGTACATCGTCAACCCCAAGACGGAGCAGTGGGGCGACTGCAAGCCCTGCGGCTTTAAGGCGCCGCTAATAGGCCGCCAGTGGGTGTGGGCGGTGCATGACTGCTGGACGTTGGCCCGCGACTGGTACGCCGAGCAAGGCATCATGCTGCGCGACTGGGAGCGTTGCACAGATCCAGATCAGTTCCAGGCGGCGCCATATTTTGACGACTGCTGGAAGCAAACTGGCTTCCGCGAGCTAGAGCAGCACGAGGAGCTAGAGCCTGGCGATCTGCTGTTCATGAGCATCAGCAGCCCCGGCCTCAACCATTGCGCCATCTACCTAGGCGAGCAGATGGTGCTGCATCACCTGCAAAGCCGCCTCAGTAGCCGCGACCTTTATGGCGGTTGGCTACTAAAATGTACAGGAAGGAGGTTGCGTCATGCTGCGTAAAATCAAGCTATACGGCAAGCTCGCAACGTTCATCGGCCACCGCGTGCTTGAAGCGGATGTGGCTACTGCCGCCGAAGCAGTGCGGTTTTTGCTGGCCAACTGGCCGGAGCTAGAAGCGCACATGAGCGACCAGCACTACCGCGTCAGTGTCGGCGCCTACGACTTGATAGCGGAGGAGCTGCATCACCCGGCTGGTGCGGCGCCGATCAGCTTCGTGCCAGTTGTGGCAGGCGCTGGTGCAGCGGGGCGGATTATTATCGGCGTTGCATTGATTGCATTGTCTTTCGGTATTGCTAGCCTGGCGGCAGGCGCAGCACTTGCAGGATCTTTGTCTGGCTTTGCACTGCAAGCCGTTGCCTTTGCCACTCAGGCTGGATTACTTGCAGGCATTGGACTCGCCCTCGGCGGCGTCGCCCAGCTCCTAACGCCTACGCCGAAGCTCACGCAAGGCGCCGACAGTGAAAGCGACCCGCGCAAATCGTATTCCTTCAGCGGCGTGCAGAACACCTCCCGCGCAGGCGTGCCGGTGCCCGTGGTATACGGTGAAACGCTGGTCGGCAGTGTAGTAATCAGCGCCGGCATTGACATTGTGCAGGTGTCAGCGTGAGTATCTTCGGCGCTGGTGGTAGCGGCGGCGGCTTTGGTAAAGGTGGCGGTGGTGGTGGCGGCCGTAAAGCTACAGAAGCCAAAGATAATTTAGACTCAACATCCTATGCAAAGATCATCGAGCTGCTAAGTGAAGGCGAGATCGAAGGCTTTGCCACACCATCAAAACTTGGCCTGACAAAAGGCACCACCGCGTACACCAACGCATCACTTAAGGATGTTTTCTTCAACAAAACACGACTGCTGCGCGAAGGGGCAAGTAACACCGCGCCGCAGGACGCTGACTTTAACTTCTCGAACGTAAGCCTAGTGCCACGATTTGGCACGCAAGCGCAAGCCTATGTGCCAGGGTTCGACGCAGTTGAAGAGGAAGTGGCGGTCAATGCAGACGTGCTGGAAGGGTTGCCAATTACACGCACCATCAACGACACCAACGTAGATGCGGCGCGTGTCACGATTAACGTGCCGGCACTGCAAACCGTAAACGATACCGGCGACATATCAGGTGCAACGGTGCGCCTGCAAATTGCAGTCCAATATAACTCCGGCGGCTTTACGACTGTCATTGATGACACCATATCTGGACGCACCTCCGATCTGTACCAGCGCGATTACGTCGTCAACCTTACTGGCGCATTCCCTGTCGATCTGCGCATCACACGCATTACGCCAGATAGCACCACCGTAAAGCTAAGCAATGCGATCAACTGGTTCAGCTACACAGAGCTGATCTATCAAAAACTGCGCTACCCCAACAGCGCTTACATCGCGCTGCGGATTGATGCGGAGCAGTTCAATAGCATCCCATCGCACAGCTACCGCATACGCGGCATCAAGGTGCGCATCCCCAACAATGCCACCGTAGACATCACCAATGGCCGACTAACGTATGCCGGCATTTGGTCTGGTGTATTTGGCGCTGCAGCATGGACCACCGATCCTGCCTGGATACTCTGGGACTTACTCACAAGCAAAAGACTAGGACTGGGTGATCACATCCAAGAATCCACGCTAGATAAGTGGAGCTTCTTTCAAGCCAGCAAGTATTGCAATGAACTGGTGCCAACTGGTATCAGCAGCCCAGCAGCAGAGCCACGTTTTAGCTGCAACGTAAACATCCAAACCCAGGAGGAAGCGTACAAGTTAATCAATGACATGTGCAGCGTGTTCCGCTGTATGCCTTTCTGGGCAGCCGGATCACTCACCGTTATGCAGGATCGCCCGGCGGATTCAACGGCGTTATTCAGTCTGGCAAATGTCAGCACAGAAGGCTTCAGCTATGAAGGCAGCAGCCTTAAGACACGCGCTACGGTTGTCATCGTTAGCTGGTTGAATCTAGAGCTTGGTGATATTGACCGGGAAGTAGTTGAAGACTTTGAAGGGATCAGCAAATATGGCGTGGTAACAAAAGAAGTCAGCGCCTTTGCCTGTACCAGCAGATCACAAGCGCATCGTATTGCACGCTGGTTACTTTACACGGAGCGGTTTGAAGGGGAAGTAGTTGCATTCACCACATCGCTGGAGAATGGCATCATCGTGCGGCCTGGTGCCATCATTGAAATTGCGGATCCAGTGAAGGCTGGCGTGCGCCGTGCTGGCCGCATCAGCAGCGCCACCACGACCGTGCTGACAGTTGACAGCGATGTAGACCTGCCAACCAGCGGCACCGTGAGTGTGGTGCTGCCTGATGGCATCGTTGAAAACCGCGCTATTGATAGTGTTGCTGGCACTGCCATAACAGTGACGGCAGCATTCAGCACAGCGCCGCAGAGTGGCGCGATGTGGCTGGTGGATGAAAACACGGTGCGCCCCACTACTTGGCGCGTGCTTGGCATCAGTGAACAAGACGGCACCAACTACAGCATTACAGCCATCAGCTATGACGCCGGCAAATATGCCAATGTCGAGAACGGCGAACCGCTGCAGCCGCGTAGCATCTCGGTGCTTAATATCCCGCCTGAAACTCCTACTGATTTAACTTCTGAAGAGTTGTTCTATGTGCTTAATGGGCGCGTTGCAACCAAGCTATCCCTCACATGGAAAGGCGTTCGTGGCGTCAACGAGTACCGGATCAGGTGGCGCGAAGCATTCAGTAACTGGACAGAAACTAAGGTCTACGGCCCGTTGTATGACATAGAAGATGTAGTAGATAGCAACTATCAAATCGAAGTGTATGCCATCAGCGCCACGCAGATACTGAGCAGCGCACCGGCATTGTTAAGCGTCAGCGTGGTAGGCGTTGGAGCAGCGCCGGCCAACGTAACCGGCGTCAGCTTAGTGCCGATCAACGAAAGCAGCGCCATCATCCAATGGGACTTGGCGACCAACCTGGATGTGCTGGTCGGCGGTGAGGTGTTGATCCGCCATGACCCACGCCAGCTACCCACAGCAGAGTGGGCCACCAGTAATGCCATCGTCCAGTCGGCAGCAGGCAACCAAACCCAGAAGCAAGTGCCGCTGCTAGAGGGCACCTACTTCATCGCATTCCGCGACCAATCTGGCGTGCGCTCACTTGCGCCTGTTGCAATCCCGGCAGTGCTACCCACGCCGCAACCACGGTTGCTGGTGAAGACATGGGCGGAAGAAAACGAGAGCCCGCAGTTCAATGGCGCTGACACCAACTTAGGCTACGACGCCGGCTACGACGCCTTGTTCCTTGACCCTAGCGTGAGCCTAGTAGGCGAATACACCTACGAGGATGCGCTGGACCTGGGGCAGGTGTACGACATAAACGTGCGGCGCCGTCTCGTAAGTGGTGCCGTGACATTTGGCACGTTGTTTGATTCTGTGCCTGGAGTGTTTGACGATCAGCCAGGCGACTTTGACGGTGCCGATCTGGATCAAGTTAATGCCGTCACCTATGTGCGCGTCACCAATGACAACCCCGCCAGCTCCCCTGTCTGGGGCGACTGGAACGAATACGCCAATGCCATCGTGCGGGGTCGCGGTATCCAGCTAAGGGTGGAAGGATCTACGCGCACTGCGCAAGTTGGGCTTGTCATCAGCGAGCTTGGTGCCACCGCTGAGCTACAGCAACGCACCGAGACAGCTAGCAACACCGGCAGCAGCACTTATAATGTGACGTATGCCGACGCCTTCTACGCGGCTCCTGATGTGACCATCAGCCCATCAAACATGGCCACAGGCGACTTCTTCACTCTTACGGCAGTAACAAGGACAGGGTTTACAGTGGCATTTAAGAACAGCGCCAGTGCAGCCGTAACACGCAGCTTTACCTACACTGCTGTCGGTTACGGGAGGGAGATCTAATGGCACAAGCTGACCAGACCGTTCAGAACGCCACGTTCCCAACGGTACGCGCCGACATCAATAACAACCTTGCGGCGCTGTTCAGCGATAGCAGCGGCAACGGTGCGCCAACAGTAACGGTTGCATTTCAGGATTGGATAGATACGAGCGGCGCTGATGCAGTGTGGAAAAAGCGCAATGCTGCAAACAATGCGTGGTTGACAGTAGCAACATTCCTTGGCTCAGGGTTATCCCTCGGCGGCTTTGCACCTGGCACGGTGATGCTGTTTGTGCAGACTGCTGCGCCAACGGGGTGGACTAAAAGCACCACGCATGACAACAAGGCACTGCGAGTTGTTAGCGGCAGCGTAACTACCGGCGGCACGCAGAATTTCACGGCTGTGCTAAATGGAACCGTTAACGCAACTACGCTGACCACAGCGCAGATACCGAGTCACACGCACACGGGACGCAATAATTCTGCCGCAGTTGCAGGGGGAATTGGCACTTTGGGAGCCGCTGCCGGCGATACCGGGGCCACTGGCGGCGGCGGTTCACACACTCACAGCATGGACGTTGCCTATGTTGACGTGATTATCGCCACCAAGAATTAACCATGAAACTAGAACCCGGTACATTTTGCCCACTTATTCAAGCTGATTGCAAAGGCTTGCAGTGCTCGTGGTTTACGCAAGTGCGCGGCACCAATCCGAACACCGGCAAGGAAGTGGACGAATGGGGATGCGCTGTAACATGGCTGCCCATGCTTATGATTGAAAACAGTCAGCAGCAGCGGCAAACTGGCGCAGCAGTTGAATCATTCCGCAATGAGGTGGTTGCCGCCAGCCAACTTGCAATGCTGGCCACAACACCAATGCTGGAGGCTCAACCATGAAAGTAACAATCATCCCAGAAGACCGCTGGATACGCCGCGACGGTACGCAAGCCAATCTGCCTAATTGGTCGTTTGATGATGCGAACGTTCACGCTATCCAGTGGGACGGCGCAAAAGGTGAAATTGAATACAACGGCACGCCAAAGCGCCACAATGATTCATTCACCAGCGCAGCAATTATTGCGCCATACCTAGCTGCACTCGATGCCTACCTGGCCAGCATTGCCGAACCAGAGCCTGCTCCTGCACCACCGCCGCCTCCCCCCAGCTACACCGCCTTCTGGGATGCGCTACTGGCTAGCACCGTCTACGCCGCCATCCGCACGCAGTCGATGGCCTCGCTGCCAATGAACACGCTCGCCACGGAGTTTATCGCCCTCCTTGGTGATGCCAAAGCCGGTCGCGCCAACGAAGCCGCCATCCAGGCCAGCATGTCAGCGGTGTTCGCCACTGGCACCTTCACCGAGGCCGACGCCGAGGAGTTTACCGCTGCGCTAGCGGCTGGATACCTTGATGACACCTACACCCTTGGAGCAGAGTAATGGCTGACCGTAAGATTTCAGACCTAACAGCACTGACCACAACAGCGTCAGGTGACTATGTGCCCATTGTTGACATCAGCGAAGCCGCTGCTGCCAGCAAGAATAAGCGCGTCACCATCCAAAGTTTGTTTCAGGGTATTCCCGTCAACGTGGGGATTGGCACTACGAGTCCTGGTGCTGCTCTTGACGTTAGTGGCAACATCCGGCTTTCCGCAGGCAATCCCAACATTGAGTTCAATAATGGTGGGCCAATGGTTTACGTACCCGCTGGGAATACACTTGCCTTTGCAACTGGCGGAGGTCCGAGCGCTCCTCAAGAACGCGCCCGCGTCGACAGCTCCGGCAGGCTCCTAGTGGGCACGTCTACTGCCAATGCTGATTACAACGGTGCTTCAAGTAACTGGAATGGGGTATTTAATGTAACTCGAAATGCCTACGACGCTACAGCTCAATTCCAAAACTGGAATAATACTGCAAACCTAAATTCGGAAGGCGGTACTTCAATCTTTATTTCTCGAAGCAAGAGCGGCACTGTTGGCACTCATACCGCACTAGCATCTGGCGATGATATTGGCAGTTTGATTTTTAATGCATCTGACGGAAGTAACTTTAGAACTGCTGCGTCCATCAAAGCTACTTGCGATGCCGGCGTTTCGGGGGGTGACGTCCCAGGCAGGCTAGTGTTTTCGACTACGGCGGATGGGGCGTCTTCTCCGACGGAGCGGATGAGGATTACAAATGACGGCAAGGTGGGGATTGGCACTACGAGCCCGATCGGGAAAGTAGATATTACTGGAACAAGTGTTCCCTTAATTCTTCAATCAACAGTTGCTGCAGCAAATTACATTACTCATAGACATGTAACCAGTGGTGATATTGCATATATCGGCAATGGCGGCGGCGGCGCACTTACCGGGGGCACAACATCCGATTATGTAATTAGAGCTAATCTAGGATCTTTAATTTTTGCTTGCAATGGCGATAACGAACGCGCCCGCATCGACAGCTCCGGCCGCGTGGGGATTGGGATTTCGAGCCCCACCACGCTGTTAGATGTAAACGCTGACACCGTGCGAGTGCGTACTGCTCGCACACCAGCATCTGCATCCGCTACCGGCGCTACCGGCGAAATCTGCTGGGACGCCAACTACATCTACGTCTGCACCGCTACTAATACATGGAAGCGGTCAGCGCTCTCCACTTGGTAGCCAATGGCCTTCCCGCAGCAAAACCGGCTAAACTGCTGATATGGCAATCTCCCCCGGCCAATACAACTTCCCTCTGCAGCGCCGGGCAGATCACAGCATCACGCTGCAATTTGATGACAGCACTGGCACTGCCATCAACCTAACCGGTTGGACAGTTGCCGCCCAAGCGTGGAACCAGGATCGCAGCACAAAATATGCCGACTTCACCGTCACCTACACCAACCGCGTCACCGGCACTATTGCCATCGCGCTAACCGACGAGCAAACCGCCACGCTACCTAATGAGGTGTACTACGACGTACTACTCACCAACCCCAGCGGCTTGAAAGAGTATTACCTTGAAGGCATCATCTACGTTTCAGAGGGGTACACGGCATGACCTCTGTAAACGTCACCGCCGTAACTAACACAGTCACCGTCACCGAGGGCGATACCACTGTCGTTACCGTCACCACTGCTGGCCCACAAGGCCCCGGCGGTGGCGGAGGCGCAGCAGCTTACGTCCACACGCAGGCATCACCTGCCACGACGTGGACCATCAATCACAACCTCGGCTTCCGCCCATCAGTGGAGCTACTTGATTCCGGCAGCCAAGAGATCGATGGTGCCATAGCACACCCGACAACCAACCAGACCGTGGTTACACTAAACCCAGCAACCGCTGGGCTCGCCCGCCTTATCTAACATGTCACGCCGCTTTTTTACCGACATCGACATGCAGTCGGTGTCAAAAGTCGTCAATCTGCCTACGCCGACATCCGCAGGCGACGCGGTTCCCAAGTCTTACGTCGATAGCGCCGTTGAAGGCCTCGCGTGGAAAGATTCGGCGCGGGTCAGCACCCAGGGCAACATTAACCTGGCATCCCCTGGCGCCACCATCGATGGCATCACGATGGCCAGCCAAGATCGGGTACTGGTGCGCAGCCAAAGCACTGCATCACAGAACGGCATTTACGTCTGGAATGGCGACAGCGTTGCAATGACGCGCTCGCTTGACGCCAGCACCTTTGCAGAACTTGAGCAAGCAGTCATCAGCGTTGAGGAAGGCACCGACGCCGATAGCAGCTTCCGTCAGACCGAGGTCAACGGCACCATCGACTCCAGCGCCGTTACCTGGGGCGCATTCGGCACCAGCGCACCCAGCGCATCGGAGAGCACCGCTGGCATCGCTGAGCTGGCCACCCAGGCTGAGGTTGATGCTGGCACCGATGACGCACGGATCATCACCCCACTCAAGCTGGCCAACTACAGCGGCAGGCTCAAAAAGTACAGCACAAGTATTGGGGATGGTAGCGCTACCAGCTTTACTGTTACTCACAGCCTTAACACTAGAGACGTTGTGATTCGTATCTATCAAAACTCTGGTGACTACGAAGATGTAGAGCCCGATGTGCGTCGCACTACTGTTAATGCCGCCACGATTGTATTTGCCACCGCACCTAGCAGCAACGCCTACCGCGTCGTTGTGGTTGGCTAATGGCCAGGCAGTTCCTAACTGACATCGAGCTCGGGGCGCAGCGTGAGTTGCGCTTTGAGGATGCTGACTCGTCGGCTTACGTCGGCTTCAAATCGCCCGCAACCGTCACCACCAACCTGGTCTGGACGCTACCTGCCACGGACGGCACCAGCGGCCAGGTGTTGAGTACCAACGGCTCTGCGGTGCTGTCGTGGGCAACTGCTGGCGGTGGTTCTGCCACTGTTGATCCTGTTATCGCTGCGATGATCTTCTAATGGCTGCTCCTAACCTTAAAAACCCCACCACGATTACCGGCAAGACCGAAACGCACGCTTTTTCTGGCACTACGTTGGAGTCGGTGCTAGGCGCGGTGCCAACTGGCAAAGTATTTAAGATCAATTCCATATTCTGCTCGAATGTAGATGGTGCAACTGCTGCATCAGTAAGAGTTAGCATATATAACGCGACTGTCCATCGTTACCTTGCCTATGACATTTCAGTGCCCGCTAAAGCCACTCAAGTAATATCTACAAAAGATACATATTTCTATCTAGAAGAAGGCAACTCAATCTACGCATTGACCAGCAATGCTGGTGACTTGCAGCTTATGATTGGCTACGAAGAAATCTCATGATTGGCTTCAACGGCGGCTTAATTGGACAAGACCGCAATTTTAATGGTTCCAATTTGGCGCAAACGCTTGAGGGCGTGTGGACATTGGCAGAGCAGATAAAGGCACAACGAAACAGCCAATGGCCAGTCCCAAGCGTTAATCCGGTAGCCACCATTACGGCTGGTACCGGCACCGAAACAAATGACTACACGGTTTCAGGTGTTGGGTACAGGGCACATGTTTTCACTACAGGAACTAATACGCTTGAGTTTGTTGTTGGAGGCCCTGTTGAATACCTTATTGTTGGCGGCGGCGGCGGTGGCGGAGACAACTCCGGCGGCGGTGGAGGCGCAGGCGGCTTTAGGACTGGCTCAACGACAGTTGCCATTGGCTCTTATTCAATAGTCGTTGGTGCTGGCGGCGCTGTAAACACCAATGGGTCTGCATCAACAGCATTCTCCCTTTCAGCCGCTGGTGGCGGCACTGGCGGCAACAGCTCTTCAAAGCCCGGCACAGCGGGCGGTTCAGGCGGTGGCGCTGGCCGAGACGGCAATGGCGCAGCAGGTGGTGCAGGCACAAGTGGACAAGGCTTTGCAGGCGGCACGTCCACCGGCAGCTCTTGGGGCGGCGGTGGCGGCGGTGGCGGAGCAAGCGCAGTTGGCGGGAATGGAAGTGGAGATGGCAGCGCTACGGGAGAAGTTGCAGGCAAAGGCGGCGCTGGCAGCTCTTCAACTTTTAGAAATAACACTGCCGTCTTTTATGCCGGTGGTGGTGGTGGCGCTAACGCTGGCAACATAACTCCAGCAAACAAGGGCACTGGAGGTGTTGGTGGCGGCGGCAACGGATCTTGGACAGCAAATAACGGCGGAGTGGGTTCGCCGGGGCGCAGTGAAGCCACGTCAGGAGCCCCAAATACTGGCGGTGGCGGTGGCGGCACACAGAACGGCACTGCTGGATCCGGCGGCTCCGGCATCGTGATCATTCGCTATGCGACTACATAATGCTCTACTCCATCCACAACCAACGTCCAGCGCCACTGCCCCACCTAATACGGCTATCAGATGGACGGCCGCGTACCGATCCTGCCAGCTTCACCGCTGAGGAGATCCTCGATGCCGGCTACGTCGGCCCCTACACAGAACCCGCCTATGACGCCGCCACTGAGCAGCTCCTATGGGTGGATGGCGCTTATGTGATCGAAGCATTGCCTCCGCCAATTCCAACACCCCGCTGGGTGGACTTCAGCGCCATCGTGATGAGCCTGCCAGCCATCAACGTCATGCTCGGCGCCGTGTTGCAAGCTGCACCTGGTCTGTACGGCGGCCTGGTGGTTGGTTTGCAGAATGCCAGCGAAGGCGACAGCAGGGTGTTTCTCAACTCATGGAATGCCGCTTATGCCATGGGACTGCTCAGTGCTGAGCTGATCACCACCGTGCAAGAGATCGCCGCCGAGTACGACCTGCCAGAATCGTTCATCGAGGAGCTGGCACCCGCGTAGGCATTTTGCACCGACCTGCAGCTAAACTGCTGCTATAGCACTCTCCCGGCCATGATCGAAGTTTTAGCGGCCGTGGCCGGCGCAGCCATAACAGCAGCAGCCATGGGCCTAGGTGGCTTTAGCAAACGCAACGACGAAGCCCGCACAGCCGTGATCCGGCTTACCACTTCCGTAGAGCACATCGCCACGCAGCTCGAAGTAATCCACACCGACATGCGCGACGCCAACCGCGAAACCTTCAGCCGCCTTAATCTTGTCGAGCAGCGACTGGCGAAGCTAGAAGCCGTACCCTCTTGGGACGGTAACAACAGGCGCTCGACCTGACAGCACTCATTGGCTAATCCAGAGGTGGATCGCATCCTCTAGGTGGGGCTCCCAAAAATCCTGCGCCCGAAACCACTCGTGCCAGCCGACACAGGATCCTTTGCTCATATTGCAGGCGTAGCAACAGGCCACCAGATTCGAACGTCTAGTCTCTCCGCCTTTTGACTTTGGCCGCACATGGTCCAGTGTGCCCGACCGGCCCAACGGCTCCCGGCAGTATGCGCATTTGTTACCCCAAAAAGCAAGAATGTGTTGTCTAAATCTTGCTTTAGCCTCTCGTTTACTAAAAAATTGCGTGCCGTCAATATGGTGTTCCATGCGGATACAGCACTGCCATAAATTTAGCTAATAAATCCGGCCGCCACTTGCACTAGACTCATAAGGGTATAGACTCGCACAGAGCATCACATGACTTCCATGGAATTTCTCTCTCATCCTGCGTTCTGGATCGTGGTGGCCGCGATCAGCGAATTGATCGGCCTGTCGCCATTCAAGTCCAACAGCATCATCCAACTGGTGCTCCAAGCCCTGTACGCAATCAAGCCGGGAAAGAACTGAAGCCGAACATCGGCCCAGTAACGCTGACCCTGTTCACCACCAAGCACCGCGACGCTGAGGCTAAGGCGCTCATCAACGAAGCTAAAACGCTAGCGTCCATCGACCAGCAGGTGGACGCGTGGCACGCGGCGCAACCTAAAGCTCCCGATCCGGTGATCATCGAGCACCCCATCGATCCTGTTCTTCAGCCCGGCGACAGCCAGCTCCTCGGCGGGGCAATGGAAATCAAGTCGCCGTGGAAACGTGACTAAAAGCCCCACGAGCAGCACCGTACTCGCATCCACCGAGCTCGGTAAAGGCTTCACTATCGACCAACTTATAGACAGCAACAACACCTTTTACTACCGCGTGTGCAGCCCCCAAGTGTGCCGCTATTGCGAGGACGAATACGTTAGCCACATGTACGCCGCCCAAATGGGCTACAGCCCCGCTTAATACACCCACTCCGTGTAAGGCCTAACCCCACCCCTGGCTCCCCCCATTCTAGTAGGTCCATTCTCGGTAAGGACGCACTCCTGCACCTGGAACAAAGTGGCCATCTGTTTCTGTTTTAGCGGCCAAATCCAAGTGTATAAAACCCTTGTGTCGTCCATCTCCAAGCCCTCCACTCCACCTTTGACGTATCCATTGGTAGAACGCATCAATAGAGGTATTGACAGGGTATACGTCTATAGCAGTTCCTAAAATATGCTTGCTGTTAGGCGCCCCACCTACCGCCGCGTTTATGTCAGCCGGACGATAAAAGCTCGTGATCCCCAACGGGCGCCCCCATGCATCACGAATGCGCTGAAACTCCTGCGCCGTCCTAACCAACCGAGCTCGGACCGAAGCCCCCTCAGGCGGTGTGCGCCTCTTATCCCACTGCAGAATCTCTCCCACTGAGACGTTTGGCGTTACCAGCGCGTTGAAATCGCGCCAATCAACCGCGCTCCCCGCCCCAGCCGTAGCGGGTTGCCCCACAATGCGCCAATGGGGGCCCCAAATGTACCAAGTGCCCGCACCGCCTGCCAACTCAACTCGAGCATGCGCATTGGCGGCCACCTCCGTGTACTCCGCCACCCCATAAACCTTGCCCGCGGCAACAGGAAGGGCCTCTTTAGCCCCGAGCTCGGCAGCCTGCTTCGTCTCCTTCTTAAGCACGGTCGCCCTCCGGGCCTCAATGCGCATCACTTCGGGCTTGGACGCATGAGACTCACTTTGAGACTGCCCAGCTTGCCCGGTTCCGTGCTCGCGCATTAGCTTAATTAGTTTGTCCGCATAGGTAGGATCAGTCGCGTAGCCCTCTTTAACTAGGTGACGCGCTCCTGCCTCTTTATTCGCCACAGTATTAACACCTTTGTACTGTTTCCAATTTTTGTACCAACGCTCGACCAAATATACTACACAATCATACAGCGAATTAAAGTCCTCAAACTCCGCATTTATTGTAACAAACTTACCCCCCTCAAACTCCTGTGTGGAGTGCGTGGTGCCTTTACCTTTAATACCAAAATAGTTGTTCTTACCACTGGTGTGCTTACCCCAGCCCGACTCGAGCGCCCACTGCGCGGCGACTAGCTCCGGATATAGCGCCCCGGCAGCCTTGGCCGCGCTCGCTACACCCGCCCAGGTGTTGTCGTAGCTCCGAGGACGGGAGGCAGCCATGTGAAGTCCGTAACTACCTAGAGCTTACTGGAGCCCTGGTGCAGGTTCCACAACACCAAGGCCATATACCACTTCCGTTGGTTAACTCAAGCCAAAACGGAATTGCTTCAGTTCTGCTTTTAGTACGGCAGACTCTTCCACACTAAGGACCTCTCGGCTACGCAGCACATCTAAAACTAGATCCCAATCTTGAGGTGCATAAATCTTGGGTGTGCAGTTAACCCCATTCTTGGCCATGCCAAACACAGGCAGACGCAGCCTCTGCCTGGCTTTTTGGTCTTTAACAGTTAAGTGGTTGGTAGTAGCCTCATTGATAACACCATGGCGCTGTTGATAAAGCGCGTGAACAGCTTTACCGATGACTGCGTCATACTTAGCAACTGCTCTAGCTTGCGCCGGAGTCAGATAGCAGGAAGCAAACTCGACAACAGTCAGCGGAGCTTCTGGGTCCACAACCTTACCCCCTAGTCGAGGTAGCTCTTCAGCAGGAGACAGAACACCCGCACCTGTGCCGGGCAACGATCCCGCCGCGGTAATCGCCACTTGCTGCAGCATCCGAATATCTCGCTTGAGCGCTAGACGATCCCTGTCGTCGCAGGCGTTGTGCCGCTCAAGGATGTCCCACACTCGGGCCATGTTGTCAATGGCGGCCGCCAGCTCACTTTGGGGAGCGTGTGTCGCTGGCTTGTTTTCTACGGTGATGATCCCCAGCTTCTCCTTCAGATAGGCGTTGATGCCCACCCGTGTGAACGCCAACAGCATTTTCCTGGCCGTGCTCGACGGGCTCGCGGCATGGATGCCGTAGTGCTCGAGGATGAAAGGCGCGGCATCGTCGGGGATCCCACCAGTCTCACCCCACGTCGAGACGTGCGCAGGGCAAAACCCCTGCACCACAAGCGATCTCGCACATGGAAGGGCATTCTCGTGCGCACTTGATTTAAGACTGGCCCGCAGCCCGCTTTCGGCAATCCCCGCCATGGAGGCCATGGCCCTTATGGAGATGCGGAAGGTGCCGTCTGGCTGGAGCTTGAACTGCGACCGATCGAATTGCAGTTCTTCGCCCTTAAGTGGTTGAATGTTCATGGTTGCTCAGTTTGGTTGAGTGATCCGGGGGCTGGGCGCAATGACGCCGCAGCTCCACCTAATTTATCAGCGCGGAACACTTTTCCAATACTTTTCTTCCGCCTTCCCCTTCCACGCCTCAAACTGGGTAAAGCGCGCAGACGCCCGAGCCCGGCGTTTCCGCAGATTCCAGTCACAAAAAAACTGGGCATCCTCCACCAAACGATGAAGGAGCCCATTAGGTAGCCGACCTGCTAGCTGGGTCAACCGAGTCAACAACCGAGAACGAACCTCGGCATCCGTCATCAACCGACGCGCACGCTGCGCTTGGCTGCCACCGCGGGTTGACCGCCCTGTGGCGTCAAGCGAATGGAGTCGCCCTCGATGTTTATGTCGAGCACGTCACCCGGCTCAAGCCCGAACTGTTTCGAGTACGTCTTACCCAGCAAAATGACCCCGGTCTTATGCACCGTAGTTTCAAACTGCGCAGTTTTACCAGGCTTTCGCCCTAGTCGCATTCCGACACCCTTAGCTTCAAGCAATGCTTCGCAGAACTGCTTAGCCATGATGCGCTCTTTGCCGTTCTTGTCAATCCGAGTAAAACCAGCGGCATGCGCTAGTTCTGATTGATCCATTTCGGGGTTCGCCTTGACAAAGGCAATGAGTTCCTGACCTGTGATCATGGGTGTGAAAGCGTTACTAGAACAGTGTACACCCAAACCCATCACTTCGCGTCAGCCCAAGTGGTACCAAAAGAAGCCTCCGCCACAATATGGACGTGCTTGCATACCACACTCCCCGCCGCCTCCATGCAACGCTTAAGCCGCACTAACCATTTTTCTACAAATTCCTCCTCAACTTCCAGAACAATTTCATCGTGCACCATAGCTATTAACAATGCTTCCCTAACCCTAGCAGCTTTAATTTCTTTCCACAACATAGCGATAGCTATCTTAGCTATGTCACCAGCCGTGCCCTGAACTTGCGTATTGATGCGCGTAGTGTACTTGTCGTTGAACCCCGTCAAAATCCGCCGCCTACCGTACCGCGTAAACACCGCTTTAGTCGTCTTACTGCCCTCTTCCGTCTGCCAATCGTGCAGTTTGGGGTAAGCACTACGGAACCTCTCCACTATAGTCTTAGCCTCATCTAAATCCATATCTATCCCATACTGCGCCACAGCTTGCTTGCGCAAAGTAGCTGGCCCCGCCCCATACAACAGCCCAAAATTTGCAACCTTCGCCGATTGCCTTTGCGCCTTATTCACATGCTCAATATCTATCCCAGCCATGCGCGCAGCCGTTTCCGTGTGCAGGTCGCGCCCCGCCTTATACGCCTCCAGCATGCGCTCCTCCCCCGACAACTCCGCCGCCACCCTCAGCTCCACCTGACTAAAGTCCGCAACCACCAGCTTATACCCCTCCCGAGCACGGAATAACCCCCGAAAGTCCCCGCTGCGCGGCACTTGTTGAAGGTTTGGTGCAGCGGCCGATAGCCTCCCGGTCTCGGTTCCCATCTGCCTATACCCACAATGAATGCGCCCATCTGGCCCTACCGACTCCCTTAACTTTTCAATGTGGGACACCCGCGTAACCGCAGTCTTCCACTCCAAATACAACGCAATCAACTTATACTCGCTCTTCAAAAAAGCCAACAAGTTCTGATCCAAACTCGGTGCCCCCTTCTCGTCCGGCGGCAGCAGTATCCCCGCCTGCTCAAACCGCTCCGCCATCTGCTTCGGCGACCTCGGGTTAAATCCCTTGTACACCTTGGTCCCCAACCTCACAGAGCCCGAGTCCTTCTCCCGCGTATTGAACTCTGTAGATCCGTCATACCGCGGCAACCACGCATTCGGATCATTCGGGTTCTCCTGCCTAATCGCCGCATCCAGCTCCTCGAGGAACTGCGTCTTAAGCGTCTCAGCCTTGTCTCGCAATGAGACCTCCAGCGCCGCGGCAGCCGCATCGTCGAACCCAAACCCATTCCACTGCATGAGCGCGATGGGCCGCAGCGCCTGCATCTCCAAGCGGAACACCTCCCACAGCGTCACCGAGGGCGACACCTCCTGCGCCTGCAGCGACTCCTCCAGCTTCGTAGCCAGGCGCGGTAGGCACGCCGCGTCCCGCGCCGCATAGCGCAGCATCTCCTCCGTAATCTCCCCACCCCAATCAGCCTTCTGCAGCTCTTTGGCGAGCTCGACCCGCAGCACCCGGCCCACGATGCTCCCTAGATCGTTCTTTGCCCCGGTGCCGTTGTTGACGATCTTGGCGGCCACCATGGTGTCAAAGAGCAGCCCCCCGAGCTCGACACCCTCCCCCCTTAGAAAGTTCAGGTCGAAGGCGGCGTTCTGTAGCACCTTGCGCACTGGCCCCTGCAGCAGGCCGCGTAGCTCGCGCAGGCCCGGCCGCTGCCAGTCCACCCGGCGCTCCTCGCCTTTCCTCCACGCAGCCAGATCCACCACGAGGGCGTAGTCGCACGATGCGACTTGAATGAGACGCACGCGATTCACCAGCGGATCGAGGCCCGTGGTCTCCGTGTCCACGCCCAGCGCCGCCCCAGTCTCCCCGAGCTCGGCTACGCGCCGCTGTAGGAGCGCCGTGTGCTGGTGCCCCGCAATGAAGTCGAAATCGAC